TTCTAATTTATTGGAGCCACCAACCTTGTCTTCAAATTCAATCCATGCGGTAAGAGCACAGCCCTTGAGTTGAAAGTTAACAAGCTCGTAGCCCTCGCCAACCTTGGCCATAGCGTAGACAGACTTAGTGAATTTAACGCCATGCACAGTCTTTACTTCAGACCAGATGCCTGTGGCAACGATACCTTCCTTGTTGCGGAGAGTAAGTTTGTCTCCTACGGTATAGACTTCGTTAGCCCAGATTGCGCTGTTCTTTCTGTCGTCCCATCCCTTGGCGGTGATGAGTTGGTCGAGGATGATAAACCCTGTGTCTTGTGGTAGTGTTTTAGACGCTTGGGCTTCTTTATCGTAAAACTCCCATGCGGAAGCTTGTGTGTTCCATTGAAGGAACTTGGTAGCAGGGTTTGAAGACCCTGTTGATCTTGGTTTAGTTCTAGACATAATATTATTAGTTAGTGATTTATTGATGTTGAAGAAATGTAAATGGGGAATCAAGCATTATTTTTATTTTTCTTTCGCTCTGCGTTCTCAGCCTTAGTCTTAACGGCGTGGCACTCCACACAGATGGCCTGGAACCCTCCTATCTCACAGAACAGTCTGCCTATGAGCGCATCCCAGTTGTCAAAGCCAGTGACTGGGACGATGGGATCAATGTGATCTGCTCTCATGTCCTTGGCGGGAAATAGTTCCCCGCAAGCAGAGCACTTGTGCAGCTTACACTTGCGCCCTGTTGCGGGGTTCACACCATCACGGACAAAGGCAGATCGGATAGCTTCATACTTAACAGGCCATTGAGCACGACGTAGTGCTGACATAATAAAGCTCCTGTAACGAGCCTTAGTCCATTGACCTGAGTTATATGGCTTCTCGACTTTCAAATGAGTCTATTGATTAATGTTATAAATGCCTTGGCTGCGGTTTGAGGAACTACTCCGTTTCCCAAGAGCCTAAGTCTGTCCACCCTGCTGGAAGACCCATTAGATGTTCGACCCAGTTGGGGTTCAGCTTGCCCCCTATTGATTGTCTCCCCTGTTGCTCCTCTAGGTTCCCCACATTCCGATTGACCAAGTTCTCCGTTATCGTTGCTGACATCGCTTGACTTGTCCTGGGTGTTCCCCAAGACCCTTGGTTCTTCCCATTCGTATTGAGGTTCGCCTGGTCTTGAAGGCCAACGTGGTGGTAAACCGCTCGAGGTAGTTGGTCCACCCTGCCCAGTGCCTTGCCGTCCCTCTCCTTGCTCATCCCCGCTGTGTCCTTCCAATCCCTCGTGGTTGCTGTTGGCCAGTTCTGGGCTGCCTTGCGACTGTGATCCATGTCTGGATAGTGAACTTGCTCCCTGAGGTTCATACACCCCGCGTTCTTCTCCGCTCTGGTCTGTGCCAGTTTCTCTGGAGTCCGCACTAGGTTGTTGGAGTCGAAGGTCTGAGGCGTTGCCCAGTTCTTCTCGTGAGTCTCTACTGCATCCTTCAGCTTCGCCCCGTACCAAGGGCTGTTCGGTTCTTGGCTGTGCTTGCTTCGGTAGACTCCATCCACCATCTCGGTCGGATAACTCCCGCCCGTTGTGTCGAACACTGTTGCGGTAGGCCATGATGAAGACTCGCTTTCTCTGATGAGGTGCGCCGACTTCTTCCGCTGAGAATATTCCTGCCGTTGCTCTGTAACCCAGTCCTTCCAATTCTCTGAGGACATATTGGAGAACTGGCTCTCCGTCGGCTGTTTTGCAGGAGAGGATTCCTTGTACGTTTTCGAGGAAAACAATTCTAGGTTGGCACTCTCTGATTCCGTCTGCGATGTAGGGGAAGAGGTGCCTGGGGTCTTCAGTAGCTTGACGCTTTCCAGCAGCTGAGAATGGCTGACACGGGAATCCTCCGGAAAGGATGTCCACGATTCCACGAAACTTTCCGTATGGGAAGGTTTTAACGTCCGTGAACACAGGTGCTGCATCCAGTTCTCCCGCTTCCATCTTTGCAACCAGGTTCGCGATAGGGAATCCTTCCCTCTCCACGTAAGCGATTTCTCGCAGAGTTGGGAGAACGCTTCGGAGTCCGAGACCAATGCCCTCGTATCCGGAGCATAGACTGAGATGTGTAATTGCTTTGGTAGTATCCACATTGTATCCTTTCTATGATTGTTCGTCCATGTCCATGACATAGCCAAGGGCTTCTCTTACAGTTTCAAATCCTTCTGCAACTCCTGTAAGTTGCTGACCAGTAGGGGAATAGATGGCAACGCACCTGTGTTTGTTCTTTGTAACTTCTCCCTCGGAGGCAAAGAAGCAGTAGGTGTAGCCTTGGTTATCTATCAAATCTAACAAATCGCTATCGCTACGTGGAGCCTTGGGCTGCAAAGCTTCGGTGACATCGGCTACCTTAACGTAGGGATGAGGGCTTCCAACTTCCCCATACTGCAAACGCTGCAATGATGCTTCGTCTACGTCTAGGGCGAACACTTCTGTGTGCGGGTCAATTTCTGCGGTGCTTACTTCTATTTTCATATTTTTCTTTGGTTTATGGTTTTTTATTATTTTTTTAGTGGATAAGTAATATTCAAATAGTTCTTTAGGCTCCATGTCTTTGATGTCAACGAAATTATCGTCCCATCTCTCAAACTTGTTCCTAAGAACCATAGCTGACCATGTGCTATTGCCAATGACCATGGCTTTCCATATGTTATAAGACTTATCCGGGTTGCTCATTGGATTATACTCTTATGCTTAGGTTGGCAAGGGCTTCGTCTACACCCTCAATAAGTTCTTTGGTCGGTATCGAACTAACGACCTCTAGTCTGTCTTTGAGATCATTCTTCTCCTGCGACAGTGCCTTGCGCTGCTCAGTCATTCTCTCAATGCGGTAGGAAAGAGCGCGTGACTCTTGGCGTATCATATCTATGCGCGTTTGTATGCGCTCGATGTTATCTTGTTTTATATCCATTTTATTCTAGTGTTGGTATGGTTTTTACTATTTCTGTGATTAGTTCGTTATCTAGGAGTGCTTCCGGTAATGGTTTCCTCCAGATGGTCACAGTATTCAAACAGGCGTAATACTGGTCAAGAGAAAAACCTTCCTTCTCATAAATATATTTGGCTTGCTCTGGGACACTCAACTCTGGGTTCCCATATTTCTTAATAAGTTTCTCTGCTTTTACCTTGCCGATGCCCTTCATGCCTTCAATGCAATCGGTGCTATCTCCCATGAGTAGCTGCACTAGCCAGTTGTGATCAGCTTCCTCTTGGCTCACATAGGTAGGCCAGTCATCCTTATCCCAGTTGTAATGCCACCCAGGCACAGACAACATATCCTTATCTATGCTGCATATAATAGGCTTCTCTATCTTTCCATTGGTAGATATTATGCCTAGTAAATCATCAGCTTCTAACTGGTCGTGCTGATACCACCTGTTAGCATACATCTCTTTCATGGCCTTGCTCAATGGATCATATAATGGCGGCTTTGCTCCCCTGTTACCTTTATAGTTGGGATAGAGTGTCTTACGAAAGTTATTGCGACCTGATACCACGAGGTAAAACTCCGATGCCTTGCATCCCATGACACATTGATCAATGGCTTGCCTACACATTGATTTTAATGTGAGCAGGTTTGTTCCTTCAGCTTCTGCTTTAGCGGCATGTCTGTATAGTATTATTTCTACATCCAGTAGGGCAGTTTTCTTATCAGTTTTTTTATTCATGTAATAGTTTTATCATGTGAATTAATTGTAAGGTCAATGCTTTTTTTAGCCTCGTTCAAATTAGAGTTGCTTCTCGTTAGACATAGGTTCCCCATCACTGGTCAAACCTATGCCTTGCTAGAGCCTCAAATTATGAGTGTTCCCGCCTTCAATAGTGCCTCGGATCGTCGCGCATGGTAAGTCCTGTATTACGCTAGCCGTGGCCGTTCCTGCATTGCTGCAAACCTTTTATACATAGCCGGGTTTCGGTCAAGCTATGTAACCACTTACTCAGACTTGGGCTAACTTGTAAGGCCGCTTGCTCCGATATACTGTAAAAAAAAGACTCCTCCCTAGTCTAGTAAGGAGAAGCCCAAAATTGCCTGTATACAAGCGGTTTTAGAGAACTGAACAAGCCGTCTAGACACGGTATCGCACGAGGCGATTTAAAAAACTGATAAGTATTATACACTATAGGTCAACCTTTTTTATATTTATTAATTCAATGGCTACGCCGCTACGCTTCAGCTTGTAGCCTTTCTTACTGTTTCCCGTAGCCAAATGCTTTAGTGCTTCCCCCTCCGTATGGGCGTGTTTTATGGCTCCGCACTCGTTGGGCATATCCCTCCTGGTATATGAAATTCTGTAGCAAGTCACTTAGTTTTTGCGGTATGGTAGCCCTCTTTGATTAGCCACCTGCGAAAGCTTCCCCGGTCTGCACCGCCTTGCTCCGCGGCTTGCGATATGTTGCACCCGGTTTCCTTCCATATCTTTAACGACCGCGCCCTTGCTTTGGCGGTCTCCTCTCTGGTCGATCTGCCGCTTGTGCAATGGTCCAGGATATCCCCCGCCTTCATGAGCATCTCTATTTTATCCTTGAAGCTTTCCATGCACCTGACTGCGCTTGCTCTAGCTTCCAATGTATCTGTAAATTCTACCATATTTGACGTAATGCGCCCTCTAAGGGCTTCTAATGCCCCTAGAAGGCGTTTTGATTGTTTGCAAGGGTGTTACCCTTAGATTGATATTGTAAGCCCTTGTAGGGCTTGTGAGTGTTAATTCCTTGTGCAATGACTAGTTGTCCTCTGATTTATTTATCAATGGGATTACTTCCATTAAAATATTCCTTAATTCACAGGGCAATATCTCCTGACATTTACCGCCAAAGTCTTCGCATACCAGCGGAAACTCGTCTGACTTTTTTATAGTAGGCGTGAATGATTCTCCGCAATTTGGGCAAGTTATAGTTGTCATCTTGTTAGTTAGTTGCAAGGGCTAGCAAGACTATTAGGCCAGCACCCAGGATGCAAGCAAATAATATTGCCGCCGCCTCTAATTCCTTCTCACTGTTTACGAGCTTGTGCTCGGTTGCGACCTGTTGCTTTGTCTTTTTCATTTTATTACTTTCTATTTATGGTTTAAGCCTTGCTGTGATAGGCTTTGTTGTAAGCTGTAAAGGCTTGCGATGCTTTTTTC